AAGTGCTTCTTTTAGCGCAGGTGGCATACCAGCCTCTGCTTCTTTTTCCTTTTTGTCACCATGCTTGTCAGCCTTTGGCTTTTTTCCGTACATAGCAACGACAGAATCAAATGCTTCGTCGGCAAGACCATCAAAAGCGGCAAGGGCAGCATCGACATCTTCTGCGTCAAAACCAGCCTCTACAAGAGCAGCTTTACGCTTCTCCATCTTTTCCTTTTTCTTCATCTCTTCCATATGCTCTTTAGCAGATGTAAGTTCTTCTTGAGACTTAGCAAGAGCGTCTTCAAGTTCGGCAACACGAGCTTGTGTACTCTTGATGCTTTCCTCAAGTTCAGCAATGCTTGAGTCTTTTTCTTGAATTTCAGCTTCAAAAGCTTCTACCTTGGAAGCAAACTCTTTATCTTTTGCTTCTTCGATTTGAGCTTTAATAGCTTCATTCTCAGCCTTAGCAGTAGTAAGTTCAGCGCGAACTTCTTCCAACTGCTTTTCTAGCAAATTATCTGACATATTGAATTCTCCTATATTAAAATCAGAATTGTCATCTAAATTGAAAGCAACACTCTTTAAAATAACACTTCTTGGGTTAGCAGGTTTAGAAACCAAACCCTTACCAGAAAAAGCAATGTTAGAAAGTGCGCGACCTAGTTTATAACCTTCGTATTCTCCACTACCGCCATAAGCTCTGAGGTGTTTCGTTAGGAAGGAAGATTCTTCATCTCTAGCTAAAATTTTCTTATCGCCATTAGGATTAGTTAACGCATAATCAAATCCAGCAAAAAGACACTCCATAGAAACGTACCACTTGCCTTCCTCTATTTCAGAGATTATTTTCTCCATTCTTTCACGGTTTTCCTCACCAGTCCAACTGTTATAAAGAACAGCTTGAGTGATGATATCAAAATCTTCAGGCATCTCTGAGTCATCAGCTACCGCCTTTCCGTCTTTTGTTAAAACATAACTACCAGTAATATGCCCGATGATATCGTTTTCATCGTGCATGAAATTAAACTGCTTGTCTTCTGGTGTATTTCTAGCAGCCCAAGTAGCTTGTGGGAGAAATACATCATCGTTTTTGTTCCAACCGCAAGAGACTAAAACAGATTCTAAATAGTATAAATCTATTTGATCTTTATTTTCAGCTATTGCCTTAGCTACTATTTCTTCAGGTATATCCTTCTGAACAGTCGCTTCAGAGCAGTACGCAACGCTAGCGGTACTCTTTACGAGTTCACCGATACCGTCATTTATTTCTTGTTGATATATTTTTATAGTCATAAATTACCTCTAAATAAATATACACAAAAAAAATTAATTTTAAAAAAAGCGTTATTTTTGGGCTAAGACATAATCTACATAAGAAGCTAAAGCAGACCTTTTATATTCTTCCATTGACATGTATTCAGTTGTAATCTTATTATCTTCAAGGTGTTTTCTGAATACGTCTGGCATTTTCTTGTTGCCGTAAAGTACATTTTTAAAATCAGACTCTGAAATATCTGCTAATGGTTTTATATTTAAAAGCATATCAAGTTTTACCTTCTCAAGATCGGCAACCTGAGCTTTTGTTAAGGATCTCATGTTCTTCTTGTTGTTAGAAGCCAAGAAAGCTTTGTTGAAGTTTTCAGAAATGTAATCATATTTATTGTTAGCCCATAAGATTAATTCTGCTACTCCCGGTTTAGACCTTGGAGTTTCGCGTCTTTGCTGCCTTGGTCCTTCATCCAGTTTATTTGGAGGGCGTCCGTTAGGGTTGACAGGCTTAGTCTTTTCTTTTCTTTCTGCTACTTTCTCGTTTATTTCTGCTTGCTTGTCCATTTTGTCGATCTCAAATTGCTTGTTTGGGTTATGGAAGGGGCTTGCCTTTTCTGGTAACTTCTCTGAGTTTCTAGCCTTGTCCTCTCTTTTTAGTCTCATCTTTTCAACAGAAGGAACTTCTTTGAATCTTTCGAGAATGGTTTCGTGTGAAATAATATCTCTGTCAGCAAGCTGTATTAGAAGGTTCTTTTCTGAAGACTCATCAGACAAGCTCATTTGATCGTAAACAACGTGTGCTGGCTTTCTAAAGCCCATAGCGCGACGAACAAGCTCAAACTCTCTTTCCCAGAATTTAGTTAATTGGTCACGTCCATATTGTAATCTTTCAACTAAGGTTTTTAGAGATATAAAGTTATTAGTAAATCCACCACCATTATTAGCCATACCAGTGAGGGTTGGGGGTACACCAAGACCAGCGTATATACTATTTAGTACAGATGTGTACTTTTCAGATCCCAAGAATTTATAGACTTGACTGTTTGACTCACTGTATGAAAGTTCTGGACCCCATACTAACTCCATAGTCCCGCCGCCAACGTTGCTAGCTAAGATATTTCTCAACTTGTTGATAGCAGTTTTATTTGGCAGGATCTTGTGGTCTAGGTTGCCAAGTGTCCACAATCTGATATTTGAGATCGCTCCGTCTAGGGCGGACATGTCAGCTAATCTCATTTTCTCAAGCATAACAATATCATCTAAAATAGCATAAACAAGAGGGTTTGCCCATCTTTGCCAGTCGTCTTTCTTGTAATAAAATATTGAAAGTCTTTCTTTGTCTAGTTGTATTTTCTTATCGCCCTTCTTTATTGAGTCTTTCACTGTAGGCGGTAGTGTATCTAAGACATGAGCGGGAATGGCACCTTCTTTGAAGTTGTCTAAGAAAGCACCGGAGTCTATCTCGTAATTTCTTACACCAAGAAACATATTAATGTTACCATTCTTCATATCAATATTAAGTGGATTAAAGAAATTATACCTCCAAGGGATTTGATTGCGCTCTATTTCTGGTAGCTCTACAGTAATATCGTTAGCCATAGATTTAATATACTTAGTAATGTCTGGAGTTATGTTAGCATAACTTTTGTATACTATAGTTTGACCAGTTCTGTAGAGATTGTTGAGAAATCTTTCGGACCTTTCTTTTCCTTCTACTTTTTTAAACCACTGTTTGTAGAATTTTTCCACACTCTCGTTTTCATGAACGACATTAATGCCTTGGCAGCCAAAGTCACCCATCAAATCAATTATGTTGCGTATGATGCCAACTTTGTCGTAAGCATCCATACACATCTTGATTATGTGTTTCTGTTTTGTTGGAACCTGTTCTTCTGGACGGAAAGCATAATAATCGTTGTATCCAAATGAAGGTCGTGCGGAACGGTTTGGTTCAATGTCTATGAAATCCCTATGGAAACGCGAGGCTTTTGAAACGCCTTCGTAAGCATCTAGAGATCCAGAAAATTGTTCAAAGGCATCTTTTTTGCTTTGCTGATTACCCTCGTCCCATGTTATCATATGATTATCGTTCATTGCTTCTCCAGACAATTGAAATGTAATTGGAATACATTTATATTATACACGTTAATAGACATCTTTCATAGAATTTGTAAACCAGCTTGGTCCAATATACAAATCTTTTTCTTTTTTCTTAGATTTAGTACCTGTAGCAAACCCTCCATAAAAGTTATACTCTGCTTGCTCTGGTGTTCTGTCTATAATTCTAGCCGCCATATTAGCCATTAGTAGAGATGAGTACCTATCCTTTCTCTGTTTACCCTTTTTGCCTGTGCCGACCACGGTTTCTGGCGTATCCCACTTATCTCGACCAGATGCGGTTTGTGTCATCTGTATCATAGCGAGTTCATCCTTTAGTTCTTCTATTTCCATTACACATTGTTCTAGTGTGTCAAATGTTCTGCCTTTCATTGCGTCCTCTGCGCTAGATATACCTAGACTAACGGAGTCGAATCTTGGGAATAGAAGCGCTTTGTCTTCAAAATCTTTTCTCATTCCGTGATTAGCTTCAGCAAGCCAGTCGTGTTTTGCGAACTGACATAACTCTAGGATGTGTAAACCCTGTTCTCCATCTGTATCTTTTGGTTTATCTTCATCTATTACAGGCCAGATAGGTAGTTCACCTTCTTGTATTTTGTCTTGATCGTGTAATCCTTCCATGACCGCTATACCACCACCCTGAGCGTCAAGCGCTATATGATGACAGGGGAATAGTTTCATCAGATCTCGAATCTTCCTTACGCAGTAAGCATAAAAGTCTGTCTCTTTAGAAAATCCCTTTTTTACCTTTTCCTTGTGTTCTGACCTGTTGGTGGTCCAGCAGTGAACTATTCTTCTGTGGCCTTTGTGTAGTTCTAATACTACGATGCTAAAATTATCAACCTCCGAGGCAGGGTCAATACCAAACACATACCTCTTTTCTGTATCACCCATTAGTTTTGCCTCGAATACTATTGGGTTTTTATTTATATCTAATACGGCTTTGTTTTCGTCTGTTGCTTCATTAGCAACGCATTGTTCGATAAGTGTTCTCTTAAAGAAGCCCTGAGAATCGCGCGTAAAGCAAGCTCCGAACTCCATTTGATAAATACCGGCATGAACTGTCGCCTTAGATCTGGCAACCTGTGAGGCATCCATAAAGCCTTCTGGTAATAACTCGTAAGGTATTCGTATAACAGAATAATCTTTCCAGTTAAAATCTTTAGGTGGATCTTCACCAAATATATCTCTTAATCTATTTTCCTTACCTTGACTTTTAATTATAGCCTTCCATTTTTTCCAATAGTCAGCAAAATGGTTAAAG